AGCCTTTCGGTTGTTGGATTAGAGTCCAGATTGACGCATAACCTCTTGCAGTTGTTCAGGAGTTTCAGCACTCATAAGACGTTTCATAATGTCATCGTTGGCATCTGGTGTCAGACCGCCATTGATGGCTTGATTCATCTTTGTGTACTTAGCTGCTTCTGCTGGGTCTACGACATTCTGGTTTGATTCAGGGGCTTGAATACCGAATACATCGGCATTATCGTCAAGCCACTTAGACAAAGACTCCTCAGTTGGGTCTAAGTCCTGTGGGATAAAAGAAGAAATCTTCTTGTTAATCCCGCGAGCTTCGAGGACATCTTTAATAGCTCGTTCTCTTTGTGCTTTGGAAAGTTCACCCATCTTTGCTTGTAGCTCAGCGAGTTCTTTTTCCTTTTGCTTGTTTGCTTTACGCAACTGTTTGACGAGATCATTATTCGTATTTACAGAAGTATCATCCTCTGTATCGAAATCATCGTCCTCGTAGTTCAAGTTGGACATTAGTCCATCTCCCATTCTGTTAGTTGAATCGTGGTCCTCATATAGATCTGGGGATTTTCTATATGGCTACCACTCCTGGGGTTTGTTATCTCTCCTCAGTACCAGTCACTCTGAGGCAGGCTTAGTTGGTTAGAACGCTCCAGCGCCAGGTACACCTAGCATCATTGGAGACATTGCGCGTTCTCGTGAGAACACATTTTGAGCAGTACCAGATTGGCCACCAAATTGTGCTTGCTCAAGTGCTGTGAGCTTCTTACGCTGGTTCGCTGCTTCTGTTTGTCCTGCAAGGTTAAAGACTTCTGATTGTGCTTGCTGTTGTCCATAAGGCTGTTGTCCATAAATGCTTGCAAGTTGGCTGCCGCGTTGTGCAAGACTTGCAACTTGACCAAAGTTCTGTTGAGCCTGTTGCCCAGTAACTCCATACTGTTGAAGCATTTGAGCATTGGCTGCGTAGTTAGCAATTTGCTCAGGTGTTTGACCTGAAGCAAGTCCAGCACCAAATGCTGCTGATCCAATTTCAGAAGTTGTTACCTTCTGCTTAAGGGCAGTAAGGGCGTTCTTTGGATCAAGGGCATAAGCCAAGATGTCACCATTAGTAATATCAGGATAGAACTGCTTGAGAGTTTTAAGAACATCTGGGTTGGCATTAAGAACTCTATTTTGTGCTGTAGCCACACGGTCCTCAAGTTCAATATTGCTTACATCGTTAGCAATAAGTTGATCAAAGCCTGCTTGTTTTCCAGTTGAATCTTTTGCGTAGTAAGAAGCTGGAAGCCCATACTGGCGCATTACATTTTGGTACTGGTCCTCAAGCCCAATATATTGCGCTGGTGTAAGAGCAGATAATCCATTAGCAATTCTTTGTTCATTTGCGCTAAAACGCTTTTTGTAAGCATCTGTATTTTGAAGTGCAAGGCTAAGGGTTGCACCTGATGCGCCAGATGTAATCATTCCCTTAAGTGGCTCAACTAAAGAACCTAGTCCATACTTAGCAAATTCATTGTAAAGAATGTCGTATGCAGATTGGCCAGCTGCTGTTTTTGCTGCTTGATCTGCTGCTGCCTGTTGTGCTGCAAGAAGTGCTGCTGCATCATTAGAACCTGCTACTGCTGGTTTCCCATTAGCGCCAAGGATAACTGTTCCAGTAGTTCCGCTTCCTGCTTTACCACCTTCAGCAGCGGCAGCTGCTTTTGCAGCAGCAGCATCTGATGAGGATTTTGCTATCTCTGCGGCAACTGCTTTACCAGAAGCAACTGCTGGTTGAAGTCCTTGAAGGACACCAGCCCAAGGATTATTTACGCTACCAGTTAAAGGGTTGGCTCCTACTACTCCGCCTTGTTCGCCTGCCATTATTTACCCCACAAATCCAAAGTCCTGAAGGACTTTTTGTACTGAGTTAGAAACATCTGTTTTGGCGTTCTGTGTGTATTGCCAGCGTGGATCTGTACGAAGTGCTTTTTGATAATCATAAAGATTCATTTCTTTATCAGGCCCTATAGCCATACGAAGTGCTGGGTCATTAAGACTTATTTGCGAAGCTGGAACTTCAAGGATTGATTCCATATAGTTCTTATATGGCTGATAGATTGTTGCAAGATCAATTCCGGTAGACATCATTTTCTTAATAGAATCTGGTTGTCCAAGAGAAGCCACGCTACGAATTTCGTGGTTAATGGTATTTATATCCTCACCATTTTTTAATCGAGCAGTCCAAGTATCAATTTGAGATTGAGTAGGATTTATGCCATTGGCTTTTGCTGTAGCAAGTGCTGCCTCAGCAGCAGTTGAGGCTTTGCCAGTTTGCTTTGCTACATACTCTGGAAGTGCTCTGATTAAATTATCTAAGAAACCTTGTGGGTTTACGCCCTGAGTCGTTGTGCGATTTCCTTTAGCATCTATTACTACCTTATTAGGTTGAGCCTTTTGAGCATCTATAAGTTGCTTAGTAAGGCTCTTAACTTCAGCAGGAGTAGCATCTCTATTGAGGAACTGTCTTACCTCTGAGTTAATGTAACTAGCAGCATCAGTATCACTAAAAATTGCTTTATCAAAATAACTAGAGGCTTTACCTCCAGTACCTGTTGCGCCACCTGCCGCTTTAAGGGCAGCCTGTTGTGCTTGTTGGTCAGCAAGGAATGTGGCAACAGTTGGGAATTCTTTATTGGCAGCATAGGCACCCTGTGCCTTGCTAATAATTGACTGGTAGCCGGACAGTAATTGATCTGTATAAACACCAGTCAATGGGACATTGATACCAGCAAGCGCTAATTGCTTGGCAAGAGCAATGCGTTCTGCTGCACTCATATCCTTAAGTTGTTTTCTTGCACCCTTAAGTGTTGCTGCAAAATTCTCAGCAGTTCCAGCATCAGGCTGTTTTACGATTGTTCCACCAGATCCTGTTGCTTGAAATCCTTGAGATTGCAAAGCTGTGTTTGTAGCAGATTTAACTTCTGGATTTTTTTCAGCAGCAGCAGCGCGAGCATTTTGCGCTTCAAGAGAATCTGAATTTTGAATTTCAGCTTTCTTTGCATTATTCCAGGTTGTTACAGCTGCTTTTCTTTCGCGGTCTTTAAGTGTGCGACCCTTTTCTCTAGCAACTGCTTTTAGGTATTCATCAACAGAAACACTTTTTGGGTCATCAATAGCGCTAACCTGAGCAGCAGGATTGTCAGCTTTTGGCTTTCTCCTTGGGCTTGCTATTTGTGCCATTCAGTGTTCCCCTTTATATTACCGGAATAGTGGAGCGAATAAAGTATTGAAAGCAGCAACAGCATTTGCATCTGTTCCCGCCAAAGATTGAATTGTATTCTTGGCATCTACCTTTAACATATTTTTGTAATCACTGACATTTCCAACAACAGATAGTGCTGTTGCTGAATCGCGCTGATTTACATAATTGTCATAAGTTGAAAGCATTGTCGCAAGAGTATCTCTTAATGCTGGTTGATCCTTTACACCAGTATCTGCAAGCATTATGCGGAGGTCATTCAAAGCATTAAGGCGGTTAATTGCCTTTTGAGAACCTTGGCTAAGTTCCTGCTGCAATAAAGGTCTAGCACCCTTAAACTGGGTAGACCAATCTTGCCAATCATTTGTTAGCTGACGCTTTGCAGTAATATCTAAAGCAAGAGACATCTGCTGATCATATTCATCTTTTTTGTTGTAATAAGTCTGAACATCCCTAGCAGATGTGCTTTGAGCAACAAAGTCTGTAAGGCTCTTATTTACCTTAAGTCCAGATTTCATAAGCAACTTGTATGCGTTGTAATCAAAAGTACCAGCGCGAGGAATCAAGAATGATGCTGCTTGTGGGTACTTCTTAAGCAAATCACCGTTCTTATTGATCCAATCTGTAGCACCAGAAACTGCTTGAACAGATGCTGCTACTGTTGATTCAGTTTCAGATACTGTGTAAGGCATTTGATCTGGGTACAGACGTAGCCATTCTTTAGTGGCTTGGTCAATATCTCCATACTTGCGGATAAGGTCATTGAATACAGACTTATATGTTGTCTGCCCATTATCTCTTACCCATTGTGCCATATCAGATTTAAGTACAACTGAAGGCGAAGCAGGTGCTACGAATCCCATTACAAATCGAAGTCCAAGAACTGTCAGACTTGAAGCCTGTAGTTTTGTTTGAAAATCTGCAAGTTCACCAGCAGTAGGAGGAATCTCTAAGCCAGTTTCTGGGTCAATCTTAACTTTAAGTCCGTGACCTGTAGCCTCAAGATATGTTGCTGCTTTACGGGCTGCACTTGCATATTGAGAATTACGATCATCAGTATTGAGTGCCTGAAGTAAACGGTTAGCGTGTGCTGGAAGCAGTGCTGAAATCATTGGCTGGTCTGCACCTTGTGCGCCAGTCAAATATTGCTCAAGGCTCTTGAACTGAGGAACAATATTGCCGATAGCATTGATTGGAACTGCTGCTAGTGGGCCAGCAAATGTAGGGAATAAAGAATCTGGGTTCATAGATGGTGTTACCATCTTGAGCTGAGCACCAAACTGAACAGGCATTGGAGCCTGGAAAGCGCTTGATACACCAAATGCTTTCATAACCTTATTCATTACCTGATATACAGGAGTTAATCCTGGATAAAAGAAATACTGGTTTCCATTTTCATCTGTTTGCACAAAACCTGAGTGGGCAATACCTTCATAAGTAAGTGATGCTCTGACCAAAGCCTCTGGGTTGTACTTCACTGTGCGATATACGCGGCGATAGAAGTCCTCAGTAGCGCGATAGAAACGAGCAAAGTTACGAACAGACATAGCGAGTTGGCTACGCACTGCTGGGTTATCTACGAAAGCAATAACGTGGTTCTTTGCCAGATCTTCTGCAACAGAAGTGATATGTTCCATTGCTTTTCTGTGGGCAATAGCGCGTTCTACTCCACTTGTACCAGCAGGGTTGAGTTGCTTGTACAAAGCCTGTGCATATCCAGTTTCTTCCATTTGCTTACGGAAATCAAGCATCGCATTAAGCACAAGTGCTTCGCGTGAAAAACGTGAATTGGCTTCACCCATATAGTCCCAAGTTTTATTGACTATAGATGATGTCATATTTTCATTTTCAGCAACTGGTACTAGCGTTGGTCCTGAGATAAAGCGTGGGTGCATAGCAGCATCTGCTTTAGCTGGAAGATCATCTATAGACAGGCTACGAGTAGATACTCGAATATCGTTTTCTGGTCCAACTTTGCGTACTTTGTTCCATAACTCTTTATTGAGAGTTCCATCTGCCTTAGAGAATGTGTTGAGCACATCTGCATATGCGCGTTCAGCGTGTTGATATGATGTTGCTCCGATATTCTCAGAGTAAAGTTGAAAGCGAGCGCGGAGCGCTGGGTTGTTATCAAGGTAATTAGTTAGTTCCTTGATAGCAAGTTCCTTGTTGTCAAGGTTCTTGATAAGGATACTGTCTAACTCATCGCCTGAATGAAGGGCTAATTTTACAAGCCACCCAAGACGAGCCTGATCATTGGCTACTGGGCTGTAATCTGTAAATGTTCCACCAGCCTGCTTGTACTTTTTGCCATCATATTCAAGAGCGCGAAGTGTTCCGTATCGGCTTGCGTCTGTAGATGCCTGAGTGGAGTAATCCCCACCTCGCATAGCGTTCTTTCCGCCTTCAGATACAGCATCAAGCTGTTCTTGGATTCTTCCATACTGGGAGAACTCTTTGAGAAACTCTTTATCTTTATCAGATAGTGCTCGACTTGCAAGACGATTATTGAATATAGCCTCTGTCATCACCTGACGAACTTTATTAACATCGTTACCGGCTTCAGCAATACGGGCTTGATACTCTTTTACCTGATTGCGACCAATAAGACGATTAACAAAACCTAATTTAGATTCATAAAACTTGATCTTGTTACCTTCAAGTTCACGAAGTTCCTTCTTCTTGACGGCAATATCATCCATTGCTGCTTTGTGAGCAGCAGATCCAGGCTTAACTGAATCAATTTTGTCTTGTAGGTCAGCAATTTCTGCGCCAACTTTACGCTGTTCGCCAGTAAGTCCAGCTTCTGCTTCTTGAACCTTACGAATCTGAGTAGAAACTAAACGACCCTTGGCCATACCCCAGGCATTATCGCCTACTGCAAGGTGAAGCATTGTATCTTCTGCTGCGTTACGCACCGGAAATTTAGGACCAGCAAGAGTTCCGATAGACCAGTTAGATGTTAGGCGTTCAGCCCACTTCTTATGCGATACACCAAGGACTCTGTTGATAATTCCAGAGTGTGCAGAGAGTCTATCCATATCAAGGATAGAAGGAACTGCAAGAGATGATGAAAGTTGGTAGGCGTGGAGAGCCATTTGTTGATCACCAAATTGAGCTGGGTTCCAAGTTTCATATTCTTTTGCTTTTGATGATACTGCTGTTTTCCAAGCAGCACCTTCTGGGCTAAGGTTTTTTACATTTTCTTCGTGAACTGGGCTTACTGCATTTTTTATATTTTTTGCCTGTTCAAGAAGGTTTGAGGCAATTCCTTTACGTTGATATTCAGAAGCAACATTGACTAGATTTATTTTTCCAGTGTCTTTATTCCAAGATATATGACCAACATAATTTCCATTAGAATCTTTTGCAATAAGTGTATTTGCATCAAGAGCACTATTTGCCATTTGCTTATTAAGTCCATATTGATTTTCTAAAATCTTTTTATTTGCAAGAGTGTTTTCAGAACCTAAATTTTCAATTTCAATTCCTTTTGGCAATAATTTTGTATTTGCAACTGGACGTTCTAAATCTGCTGCATATTTGTAATCAAGTCCGTGACCTGAAAATTGATCCACAAAATTCTTACCTTCTTTGGTACGCGTTACTTGGCGTACTTCTGAAATAGTATTCCATAGGCCAATAAAAATTTGCTTGCGCTGACCTTCATCACCTGCGGCAAAAGCCTCTTTGATGATACGAGAATGGTAACGAGTATTAGCAAGAGCAGATAGTTGGTAAATAGTATCTGGTGCGTTTTTGCCCATTACATCAAAGAAGCCGTTTTCAAAATGTGGGACAGTGGTGAACTTACGCATAAAGCGGTCAATGCGTCCACTGACTTGATTATTAGTAAAGCGGATGGAACCATCGCGGAGTTTTCCGCCTGTCTTTCCTACACCTGCTTCAAGTTCACCAATTTGCTTGGTCTTTTCAGCAAGTCCGGTAACGACATCAGTTCCATCACCATAGATAGCCTTGACAATATTTTGTCCGGCTTTATCAATATTAAAGATTTTGTTTGCTGTTGTGTAAGTAGCAACTTTAATAGCGCGAGCAGGACTCATCGTAGGAACTAATGGAGTCTTACGAGCTGCCTGTCCGGTAAGAATGTCTTTTACGTCAGCGTGGTTCTTAAGAAAATTAGCGGCAGTAGTTGAGTCTTTAACACCAGCTTCGATGAGTTGGTTAATTCCTGCATCGCCAAATTCTGGAATAAGAGTCTTAGCGCGTTGGTATGCAGCAGCACCTGCCTCTGCATTGCCAGCAGTACGAGCAGTTTTAATACCCTCAAGGGCTGCTCCATAATTATCGAAAAGGACCTGAGTACCTTTGTTTGAAAATACTCGATCTACTTGAGTAGCATTACCAGCAGTAGCCATAAGGTTACGACCATAAGTAAACTTCTCTTTACCCAATAGGTTGTAAAGAAGAAAGTCACCAGCATCATAGGCTTTCTTAGCTTTACCTAGCAATAGTGTTGGGTCAGCAAATATGCGATAACCAGCATCTACGATACCTGAAATGCCTTTGTATAGGAATCCAGATCCTTCGTGAAGTCCAGGAATCATATTGGCTAATTGACGGCCAGGAGAATACTTAGCTGCTTGTGCCGCATCAAGTGCCGCTTGGAACAAATGGTCTTTGTCTTTAAGTTGCGCTGCATCTGCTGCAATTTGTTTTTCAGCATCTGAGCCAGTAGCAGTAATTTCGCTAAGCGTTATTCCGCTTGCAACTTTCATTGCTACAGACATCATATCTAAACCAAATTTATTTTGAGCATCAGCAATACGGCCTGGGCTAAATACCTTATCGCCCTTATCTCCAGCAGTCTTAAATGCTTGTCCAAGGTTTACACCTTGATCTACAGCAATAGCGCCAGTACGATAAAGTCGTGTCATAAAGTCAGAGACTTCATTAAGCGCTTTGAATGGGGCAGCAACTACAGTTTTAACTTCATTAGTTAAATAATGTGCTGCATCTCCAAGCCAACCAACAGGACCTTTACCGCCACCAAAGAGTGCAACGTGTGCAACCTTTTGGTCTTGAGGCATATTGTTAAATGTTTGTTTAGCCTGATCAGATGGCAAAGCAAGAAGGTTCTTGTGGGAATCTAGTAGTTTAGATAGCCCATCAATTTGTTCCTTTTGCTTTCCAGTAATTCCTGCTTGCAGCGCTGCTGCATCTAGGTTTGGATTTGGCATTACATACCTCTCGCAAGAGCCTGCTGATACAGAATACCAATCTCTCCAGAGGAGTCGTAAGGAAGCATCTGTGCGAGCGTATTGGAAAGTTTATCTTGTGCAAATTGAGATTGCATACGGAGGGCATCAGAACCAGGTCCAGGGCCGTGATCGATACCAGAAGTTACCGGCTCGTGTGGACGCTCTGAAGGAGCAAAAAGTCCAGTCACAGGAGGCTGTGGAGCAGTTGATGCCGCTTGACGTACTTCTGTATTAGTAGCACCATTAACATCAGGAGTTGAAGCAAGTGGAGCACCTTGCTTGAGTGCTGTCATAGCTACGCCATCACCATATTGATCTGGTTGGTATTGCAAATCTGTACGCTTAGCGTATTGTCCAGGACCGGAAGCACCCTGCATTGGGTTCTTGGCATCTTCGAGAGCCATTATTCCTCCTGTAATTTTTCTAATTCTTGGCTCAGCGCATCTTCAGCGCGAGCAATCTTTGTTTCTCTATTAGCTTTATACACAGCAACTTCTAAAAGTTCATCTGCAAATAATGAGATACTGTGCATTATGTTTGCAAGTAACCCTGTAAAGACTACGTTGTAATCTTCACGACGGACTGAGCGTGGTACAAAGTTATTTTCTTCCACGCTCAACCGCCCTTCAAAAGTAATTTACTTCTTGACTTTCTTTCCTGTCTTTGCAGCACCTGCGAATGGTTGGTAAACCTTTCCGCCGGTTACTACGCTTCCTGCCTTTGAGCCTTCTACTGGCTTTGACATTGATGCTGGGGCTTGTGTTCCTTTGTTCATTTTTGCACCTCCTTTTCTTATGCCGCGCCGCCGATAGATGCGAGCAATGATGCGATATCTGGCTTGCCTTGTGGAGCTTGAGGTCCAGCAGCAGGGGTTGCGCCACCTTGTGTTAGTGGAGATTGTGGCTGCGAGGCAGAGGCGGGAACCGCACCTGCTGCTGGAGAGATAGGAGGCTGACCTGGTTGCAACGGTGGCAACTGGCCTTGCGTTGGCTCTGCTGGTGCAAAAGCCTTCTCGATTACATTCTCGATCAACAGACCCTTTTGGCGGCCCTTGATAACATCAGCAATTCGCGTAATAACCTGCGATACATCTTGTCCTTGTGCGGCAAGAGTAGGTACAGCTTGTGCGTACTGTGCAACTGCAACGCGTAGTGCGTCGCGCATTTCTTCAATATCAACCTTTTGTTCTTCTTGGCTGATGTTAATTTCAACTGGTAGTTCACGGCGTACATAGTCGCGTGATACAAGTTTGTCTGAACGCATCTGAAGCAAAGCGACAATAGCGTTATTTGGATTCATACCGGACATAATTCCGTAACGAACATCTACAGAATAATCACCAGCAATAGTCTTAGATGGAACATACTTCATTGAGTATGGCATACCATCATCAAGTCCACGGATTTCCTTGGTCTTATTACCAAAGATTGTTTCATCTACCTTAAATGCCTTAGACAAAAGGTGGGTGAAGAATAAAGCAAACTGTGCTTGGGCTGCCTTGATTTGGGAATCAAAGCCTGCTTGTAGGGCTTGTACACCACGACCTGTAATAACAGAAGCAGATACATCTCCACCGCGAGTCTCAGGGTAACGAGCACCCATACGAAGTTCTTTATCAAGAACTGCTGACTCTTGGAATACCCCTGCTGGAAGCTCTAGCGGTACGCGACGAATACCTTGTGGGTTAGACGAGCGCATAATAGAATCTGGTCCAAGTGCAAGTTCCTGCACATCCTGTGGGATAGCAATAGGTGCTTGTACAGACTTTTCAGCAGCTTGGATCTGGAGTACAGCAAAGCGAGCCTTAGCAAGTTGAACTGCTAGTACATCATCAAACTGTCCACGAGCAGATCCGTCAATGGTTGGACGAAGTGCAACTGCAACTAAGCACTCACCGACTGGATTTGGTGTACGAGCAAGTACCAAGTCTTTGCGCTCAGGGCAATAGATAACATCTTGGTCTTTATCGTGGTAGCGAACCAATGAAAGATATGGTGAACCTGGTGTGTAAAGGTTCTTATTAAGGATTTGATCTGCAAACTCTGGGTACATAGATGCAAGGGACTGAGCATCCATACCAACAATTTGTGTCAATGATAGGCAACGACCAAAGCGATCAACCTCTGGGTATGAACCGAATGGATTGATAAGGGAAATTGTTGGCTCATTGTTCTCATAATCCATATCAATACGCCCGATAAGCTGGCCGTAAGTGTTATACCAATCAGCGCCGGTATACATCTGGACTTGTAAGTTACTTCTATCTACATAGTAGTTTGCAATGCGGGTG